CTACTTTTCGCCTGCTTGTGAGGCGGATTCTGACGCCGTTTCAGTGTCAGATGATGCAGAACTATTCACTACAGCGACTGTGGACGTTGGTGTTTGCGCTTCGTCAGCAACTTTATTAGCTGTCGCTTCAACTTGGCTTTCCTCGTCGCTTTTAACTGTTGGTGCTGTCACTGTTTGAACATCAGTAATAACGCCCAGCATACCAAGGATCGTTAATACTGTGTTAATAACGGCAACAATGGCTGACCAGTCACCAGTAAACTTAACACCAAACATGGCAAAGACTTGTTGGATTAACACAATTAATAACGAAATAATCCCAGCGATCAATTTACCATTCAAACTACCGTCGACATTCTTGAAGCTAATTTTTTTAATCATTATTTTCCCTCCTAAATGAACTTTTCTGCGATGTAAATAACTAACGTGACTAGCACGCCACTAACCAAGACACCGATCAGCCAATTTTGAATGGTTGTCAAGCGGTCAATTTGATGGCTGGCTTCAATGGACTTGGCCAGTGCCTTGTCCGCTTTGTCGCCAATATCGTCAACTTGATTCAGCTTTTCTTCGATGTTCTCAACTTTCGTTTTGGTGGCGGCCACATCCTTTTGAATATCCATTAATAACTTAGTTGTATCGTCGTATTGTGCCATTACCGCACCACCAATCGCTGACCAGGATAGATAGTGGTGTAAATTGACTTTCCATTCTGGCTAGCTAATGTAGTCATGCTCAGGCCGTTGCGTTGTGCGATTGTCCACCAGCTGTCGCCGGACTTGACTGTGTAATACGTATGACTAACCAGCTGACCAGTAACTCGCTTCCCGTAGTCATGGCCATTAGTGACACCTAACTTGATAAATCCATACAGACCATTTGAACGGGTGTAACGTGCCCAGACATAGTCGTGTTCAATAATAACCGCGTTATAAATTACACTCTCACCCTTATGATAAGTAGCAACTTGACATACCTTGTCTGAATCCGTGTAGCGAACAGCTAGTGTCCGATTAGGATAGAACACTCCTTGCTGGTTATATTTAACAACCGTAAAGGAAGTTTTCTTAGCTGCCTGAGCCTGCTTAACGTTGGCTTGAGCTTGTTTCTTGCTAGCAGTCGTGTAGCCTGATTTAGTGATCCCTGTTAAATCGACATTGCCGTCTAATCCGCCTGCTTTATACATGCTAGTGAATTGGAAGATAGCCACGCCGTCCATGCTAGGGAACCAATTATAATCAGGACTAGTTCTAACCAAGTAGTCTGGATATTCAGCTAGCCATAGACAGCTACCATAGGCTTTGACAATAGCATCCACATTAACATGAGCGTTGAGGTAAGCTTTGCCGGAGTACAGCATAGGTGTATAGCCAGCGTCTTTAATGAGAGCCATTTGAGCTAGAATGACATTAGTGTTAGCTGTCACACTATTAGAAGCACCGTCCTCATAATCCAACGCCACAATACTACCCTTAGGCGTCTTAACGCGTGGCAAGTAATAGGTCATCATCGCCTTGGCATTGGTCATATTGCCACCGACACCGTCCCATAAATAGGTGTGCACTCGTTTACCAGCCTGTTTAGCACTGGCAACTTGGCCAGCATAAGTAGTTTGAGGGATATTAGTCCCGCCATAGAAGCCTCCCGCCTGTGAGAATACAAACTTATCAGTGCTATAGCCGAATACACCACTATTGCTTTGAAACTTAGACCAATCAACCCCTTGGTCACGGCTAGTTGAAGCCTGACTGGTAACATTGACCATTAAAAAGGCCATAAAAATGGCGCCCACCATTAAGATGAGTGCCTTTAACTTGTGCTTATTCAATTGTCTACCTCCTAATTTAATATGTCTTCCGGTGCTTGTGAATACGGGAGACTTCTATCACCAATAACTACGTTTAAATCTTCAAATTTAACTAACGCACCAGAATGAGTAATACCAATGTGCATATAGTCATTAAAATTCCCAGCACTACTGTCAAACTTTGGAAATACAATAGTTTTATAAAAATTTGTCTTAACACCTGTTTTAAGGCTTTTAAAATCTACAGATATTGGCATAGCCCAAGCTGGATTGAAATGGGTGCCAAACTGCATGTATAGTGAACCGCTATCCGGTCTATCTAGCGTTACAGCATAGCTAAAAGTTACTGTTAGGCCGGTTGGATTCTGAGACAAGTTAAGCTTTCTGATATTCTGCCAAGCACTAGAATTGCCTTGAATACTAATTGGAATACTTGTATCAAGTGCTAAGTTCCTTCTGTATATTGCAATTTCACTTTGATAAACAGCATCAACTGCCTTACCATCTTTAATCCACGTACCATGTGTTATGTCCGCCATTTAAATCACCCCTGAATCACGTATAAACCAGTTTTGTCGGTCAGTGAATCATACTGTGCTTGGGTGACGACTTTAACAGTATTGGCAACAATGTCATTAAATTTATTGACAAAGTCATCAAAAGTAATGGTGGTAATCGTGCTACCATTGGTACTTTGAATGTTATTGGTAATAGCAAACCCAGTTGACCCATCACTAGGGTAGATTGACGTCCCGGTACTATCAACCACCCATACTTCAATGGCATAGCTACCAGCGGTTAAACTAGTCATCAAGTCAGCATTAAAGTTAACGGTAACTTGACCAGTCGTGGGGTCGGTTAAACTAGCTGGGTCAACTGTGGTCGATTTAAGATAGCCACTAGCATTGCCCAATTTAACGGTAATTGAAGTGGCATTAGTTAAGTCCGTTGCCACATTATCATTGCCACAAATTAACGTAAAGCTAGTGGTGGTATCACCAATTTTAACCGTCTGTGGTGACGTATCAGTAAAACTAAGCGTTTTTGCCATTTTCAGGCGCCTCCTTTTCAGCCAACTTGGCATTAAGCTGGTCAATTTGAACTTGAGCCATCGCTAATTGCTGGTCTTTAAGGGCAATCGCTTGGGCATAGTTACTTGTCAGCTTGTTAATCAAAGCCTGTGCATCAATATTCATATATTAAGCCTCCTGTGTGGTAGTTGTCGTGGTTGTGGTAACTGGCTTTAAAGCAGTCAGACTGTCAATCAGTGTGTTCAATACCTTCAATTTAACCCTATCTGCTCCCCCAGCACCTCCAGCAATGGCGGTATTAAAGTCATCCATGGTAATGCTGACCTGTGAACTGATACCAAGTGTATTAATCTGAATGCTGATCGTCATAATATTGTTCGTGTAATCTGGTTTATAATTCGTGATTAAAATTCTATCCATTTAATTTGGCCTCCAATTTGTTTAATCTAGCTTCCAATTCCATGTTGTGACCGTTTAATTGGTCAATTTCTTTCTGCTGTTCTTGTACCGTGGCTAAAGTGGCGTTCAATAACACACTGTCGTCTACCCCATTTAGCTTGCCGTCTTCATCACGGCTGATAAACACGTCTGGCAATTGCCACTGCTTAGTGTCATTCACATCATCAACGATTGAAGACAGCCTTAAGTGGCTGGTATTATCGTCAGTTTTGTATTGGTAGGTTGCTAGGTCAATTGAGTTAACTAGCTGTGCCCAATAAGCTGTATCAGCCTTTTTAACGTCCTTTTTAACGCTTAATAGTGACGATTTAACCAAACTAGTGTAGTTAACCGTAGCAGCGAATATATCAACAGAGCTACCATTGGCACGGTTAAAATGAATCGGACCATTATCAAAACTGGTAATCGTGTGATAGGTATTTATGTTGAAGTTGCCAATATCTAAAGAACGATTGAATTGAATGTTATTAGCACCCGAGCCATCAATACCAAAGCTGGCTGTCTTCATAGTTGGACCATTACCGACATACCAGATATTCTGTGTGCCATTAGGGTTGATATTGCCGTAGGGCGTAATAATTATACCCTTCGGTGTAACATCAGCAGAAGTACCGTTAAAGATGATTTGTTGAGTATCTCCGTGTAGCGTCAGACCATTCAACGGACTGATCAGAACTTGACCAGTTAATTGGCTTCCAGAAACGGATTGTGAGAATGACATATCCTTGCCATTAGTAAAGCCAGAGTTCAAAGAAATCATATCGCCACTAAAATTGCCATCATAAGCTTCATATTGACTTCCGGAAGAGTTTATGGCGCGATACATGGTTCTTAGTCCGCCACCACTCATCTCTGTTCTTAGAGCGCCCATTGAGTTAAAAAGTGTCGTGGAAGCTTTGCCAGTAGGTTCAATGGTGAATGGATAAAAATTACTCGTATTATTAGAATCACTAATACTGTCGCCACCATGGAACGTTGTCCCATTAATGGTTGAACCATTGATAACTGAGCCATCTATTTCGCCAGCGCTAACAACATTACCTGTATCTGGCTGGTAACCAGTAGCTTGAGCAGTTTGGGTTAGCATAGGTGAACTAAATGCTGCATGTCCCTTACCGTTGTAAGCATAAAGCTGAATGGCAACATACTTAGCATTGCTTGGGACAATTGCATTGTTAATTGTAAATGTTTGTATACCACTGTCTGAACCATTAGCGGTGTACACCTGTTGCAAGTAGCCAACCCTAGTGTTGGCATCATAAGCACTAAAAAAGCCTAGTGTGAATGTATATAGCATTCCGCTTGCCGATCCATAGTCCCTAAACTTAATCGAGGCACTATATGGTATTCCTGTTTGGGTGACTGGTTGAAACTTACTATTAGCATAGTTATCCCATCTGCCTGTTGCATCACCATTCCAAACTATTGCTGGAACACCTTCAAATGATTCAGTGCCTGAATAATAAGGTTCTCCATTAAGTCCCCATCCCGGAATGCTGGAGCCACTACCACCTAATAATGCAGCATTATAAACTAGGTTAGTAACACCTCTAATTGTTAAATTGCTAGCCACCACATTACCGTTTGCATCGGTTGTAAATGAGCCATTAGGCGTGCTAAACGTGTTAGCCACAATGTCGACACCTTTGAGTGAGCCGGTTGTAACATCACCTAAATTGGCACTTAAAGCTGATAGTTTGTCGACATTTAACCGGTCAGTGCTGAGTGTTCCTGTTGTGATGTTTGATGCGTTGATATTTTTACCAGTAATTGTATTAAAGTCAATCGTGCCAGCTGTTAATTTATTGGCACTAACATTACTAACTTGGGCATCAGTGATAGCTGCATTGGCTATCTGAGCAGTGCCAACAGCCAAGGACCCTATCTTGGCATTAGTAATTGCGCCATCACCTATTTGGGCGATACCTACAGCTAAGTCAGCAATCTGTGCCGTACCTACAGCCTCATTACCTATCTGGGCATTGGTAATTGCACCATTGGCTATCTCAGCCGTACCGATGACCCCTTTATCAATAACTGTCTCTGTTGTGATATGGACTACCGAGCCGTCCTTAACACCTGCACTCAACGTCTGATAATCAGCACTTGCTTTGTTGGCACTCACTGTTGCTTGACTACCAGCTAGTACGGCACTTGAGGCAGCTTGACTAGCACTATTAGCAATACTGGTTGCATTGTTACCAGCACTTTGAGCTTGACTGGCTACCACAACGGCTTGTGATGCAACCTGACTAGCACTATTGCCAGTTACCGTTGCCTGTGAAGCGACTATAGCAGCACTAGAAGCAGCTTGACTAGCCACTGCAACACTAGACTGCATGTTATCAATGTCAGTGTTATAGGCGTCCTTTAAGGCGGTCTGTACATTGCTTAGAGCCATATTGTAAGCGTCTGTGAGGCTCTTATAAGTGTTCCGATTGACATCACTGGCCTTAGTGGTATCCGTTAAGATGGCCGTCATAAAGGTGTTCAGGTTAGTATAGGCTGTGGTTAAAGCGGTCGTACTGATACTGGCATCTTTAGCACGGGCTAGAATCACATTATACTGACTTGTTAATCCGGCATATTGTGCTGCTTGGGTCTGCTTTTCAATGACACTCATTAAATTGGGGTCATTTAAATCGGTGACCCCACTAGCGGCAGTATCAGCTGTACTTTGAGCCTTGATAATTTTAAGGCCATCATCGGTTAAGATGACCTGTGTTGCATTAGATTCTGCCATTTATAAACCTCCTTTCTTAATCATTGCTAATTGTAGCCATTGGCAAACGTTCCTTAATTGGTATTACAAAGACACGTTCTAAAGAAGCACCTTGATATTGACAATTGAAAGTCACCAATAGCTCCGGCTGGTTAGTCTGACTATAGATAATGTTGCATGTTTCAGGTTCGATAACATCATCGGTTAACCCTAAATTCATATCCAGTAAATAGTTAGAGGCAAATTCTTGCCCGCCATGAACAACATTAACGGCGTACACCATACGGGGGTCTTTCATGTTGTAATCACCCGAGTTAAAGTACACATATGGAAAGTCAATGCCTTGTGATTGGTAGGTTTGTTTGTTCTCGTCAAACCCATAGTTGGCAACATCAAAACTATATAGCACATCATAATTACCTTGTTTAACCTCATCGAGTCGTAGCACATCATGTTTACCATTCACGTAGCCACACAGTACGTACCCGTGTTTGAAATCAACGCTGACTCTTATATAACGGTCGACAGTGCAAAAACGCGTAATGCGATTATCATCATTGTCTAGGGTCACATTAGCAAGGTAGGGTATGCGGCTAACTGCATATTCGTTAACGTTTAAACTAGGCTTAGTTGCGGACCAAATGTAAATATCATCATTTACTTCTTCGATTGAAAAGCTAGAACCATGCCCGCCATGTGAAACAATCATCTTGCTAATTGACTTAAAATTAGTGTCATGCAAGACAAACATGACATCGCTGGTTGTACTTTGATTAATCGCCCGGCTAGTTATATACTGACCGTTGCTTAAAAGACACATATATTGTGCCGCATCAGTTATTCCTAGTGTGCTGTCGTCTGGGCTAAAACTACCCAAACTACGAATAGCACTAGTTTGTAACTTAATCTCTGGTTCATCTTGAATGTAACGGGTCTCAATAGTCCCGTGCAGTGTGCCAACGGAATTGTATGCTGCTTTTACTAAATAGCCAGTTTGATTAAAGTTATTGTCAATCGAACCGTCAGTATTATAACGGTGCCAAATAAATCCCTTGTCATCAATATAGGCTGAAATATTAGCGTTACCTTCCCAAGCTTGCAAAATCAGTCGCTTGGTTTGCGTAGTATCAGTGAAGTTGTTGCCGTCAGGAGTTAAAGCCACTGGTTTAACCGAGCTAGCGTCCTCCTTTGCCTTTTCAATGGCGCTATTAATAGCACTTTGATAACCTTGCATCCATGCTGGTGTTGCAACAGGTACCGTGACATATTCACCAAAGCCAACTGTATTGCCATAAGGGTTAGAAAAACTAATTGTCCGTTGAATGACTCGGCCACTGGCATCTAATGCTGGCTTGATTAACTCATCTTTAAACCTAATCGTGGCACCTAATGGCGGGTTAAATTTAGACGTTACACTAACCTCATAATACGTTCGCGGGTGATTATATAATTGCAACATTTCTTCGGCCCAAGCCTTAATTCCGGAAGGGTCTTCAATTGAGTTAGCCGTAATGACTGCTTCATAGTACAAACCAGATTGCCAGTCAGGGTTATATTTCTGGTTAGCCTCATCATCAACAATGTAAGGTTTGCCATCATTAACTGCTGACATTGTATTGCCGTTGTCACCATAAGCAATCAGCTTGGTAACAGGTGTTGACACCGTTGTTCGCTTTAAGCTAGTCATATTCTTACCAAATACTGCCTCGTTATAGACCACATCAGCATTAAGCTGGTCAGTAATGACACACACCTTTTTCGTGATGTTACCTTGTGAGTCAATCTCAACATAAGGATCGATCTCAACGTTATAGGTCTGGATTAGTGTCTGCACTAAGGTACTAGCTTTTGTTTTACCATCAATGGTAATCGATGGAGTCATCACATTAGTAGTCTGATAGTCTAGCGTCCAGCCAGTAGCGTTAAAGCACTGGTTAAAAGCCGTCTGAATCGAACTAGCACTAGCCGTAATTGCCACTGGGTAATGATGAGCTAGTGTGTATAAGCATAGATTGGTAAAGTTAATGGTCGTTGTATGTTTAACAGCGGCACTAGAAGCGTCATCAGTTGAATAGATATACATGACATACCAATGGCCTGATAGCTCGTCATAATAAGCTAGGTTGTTGCCAGCGACTACTTTATCTGAATCAGGCTGGCCTTGAAGCACGTCTAATGAACCTTGATGATCGAACTTCTTAGACTGGGCATTTAGATTAATCGTGCCGTTAAAGTTGTCATCAGAGCCCACATTAACGTCATCATCATATGACGTACTAGTTGTGTCTGAATCAGCTAGTTGTATCTTCACGCTATCGTTTGAAAACTTAGTAGCCCCATCAACGGTCAATGTACCAATCCGCTTTAAATTAGGGTCTAGAATTAAATACTGGTTATTTAAAGCCATCTATTTTAACCTCCTTGTTTAGTTATGTATGTAAAAAGGCCGCCCTTAATTGGGAAGCCTTTAGTATTGTTATAGTATTCTTGGTAGATATTTCAGGGTCATTTGAGCGTCATCTAGGTCACCAATCATTGACAAACCATTAACGCCCGGTTTCAACTTAGGAAAGTCGGTTGACCAAACTGGTGAAACTAGCTTGCCGTTTACAGTAACCGTATCAGTCTCACAGTCCATCACAATTTCTTCACCGGCGCCAGCAATATAAGTTGGCTTTGTTGTGTCAACTTTATTGACTTGCCATATTTGAAGGTCAGTCATTGACATAAAGGGGTTACGATAGGCAATTTTATAATTATCTTCTGTAATTGGGTGCTTTAGGAAGACAGAACCAATCCCACCCAAGGCTGTCTGATACTTATTTTGAGTATCAACATAGGTTCCATGCACTAACATGTGAATATTAGGGTCCAGGAATGGTTGGCCTGTTTTGGTCGAATACTGGGTGATACTCCAGGTAAATACTTGTCCTCGTTTAGTGATGTCCAACATTAGCCAAGCACCTGCCAGCGCGGAGTCCTCCTCTTTATTGACCACGGTTGTATAGGTATCAACGGTTTCGTTAACGGTTTTCTTAGTTACTTTTCCACTTTTGGAACGCCCATATTTAGTGACAGTTTTGGTTGTCGTGCCAGTTTTGATTTGAATTTTCTGGTCAGGCTTATTCGTAAAAGAACCTGCCGGCCCTGAGCCATAGTACAAGTCAGTATAGTGATCGCCATATTCTAATGTTGAGCCGGGCTCACATATTTGAAGCCTAGCCATGGGTTTAGCACCATAGGCCATGTCACGCATGCCAAAGCGTCCAATAGTGTTACCGTTAGGGTCTAATAGCAAGACTTCAACACGCCCCATCGCGCGACCATTATGGGTACCACTATATTTAAATTGATGGATACCCGTTCGTACTCGCCAGTCAGTCAGTGAGTTTGTCATGCCAGTATAACGATAGGCGGGGCCATACCAGCGGTCTTCCCCGGTTGTGGGGATTGTACCAAAGTCATATCCAGCACTAGTTACAGCCGGTCGCATTACATTGGTCGCAGTCTTAATTTCACTGTGGCCTTGATACGTGTACGTTTCACCAGTCTTCATATTACTAATTGCGTTGGCATCATTTGTCCACATTGCCATAGTTCCTAGCGGGTCATCAACAACTTTAGTATAAGGTTGAACCGCAGTGGCTTGGTCTCCCGGTGACTCGGGTCCTAGACCAAACTGACCACCATTTAAACTAAAGCCAATATATTTTAAATCTCGTTTAGGTATGACCTGAATAACTGGCTCTGTTCGTGCAGTCCCATCAACAGTAATCGTGTTTAAGCCATTATTTAAAGGCTTCTCAACCTGTGGAAGGGTTGCCCGTGGGTCCGACTGCACAAAGGTAATGGTTAGTGTCATGTCATACATGCCCGTGTTAATTGGGGCCGGATCACTAATCGTGGTAATATGCCCCCAGTAAGTCACCTTAGGTTCAAAGCCAAATACTAGTGGGTACTCTTTACCATTGTCACTAGGGTCATCGCTTAATAGCAGACCGCTTAAATTGTGCATAATCTGATTAAATCTGTCTTGGTTATCAGCACAGTAAATAGATACCGGTATACTAATCGTCCGACTGGTAAAGTCTGTGCCATTAAATTGATTCCCATACATGGCCGGTATATCAGTCACCTGTTCAGCCATAGCTGGTGCACTAGGCAAGACCACGTTACCCATCTCAACCTGCAAGTCATCCCGGCTATTTAAGCCAGCATATTCAAAATCATCTCGTTGTAAGGTCACAATTTAACCTCCTTTTTAAGTTTAGCTATGTAAAAAGGGGCGCCCAATTAAGGACGACCCTTTGATTGATGACTTTAATAGCCCATCATTTGTGAGTATTGTGAAGCTGTCTTATTATCCGATTTAACGGCATTAACCACGTCAGATTTAGCAATAACGGCTTGAACGCTGCCCATGTTGCCTAGGATTGCGGACATTAAGCTGATTAGTTTATCAAGCTTCTCATTACTTTCGCTGTTAGTAGACGCAACCTGCGTGCTAGTATTGCCATTTACAACTTGACTAGCCTGTGCGATTAACTGGTTAGCACGTGATTTGTTTGTTAGTGGCAAGACCATTTCAGGCTTGTTATGTTCAGCGACCTCAATCAACTGGTTAGTGTTGATAATGCCACCGTTTTCGTAGCCTTCGGGCCCACTAACACGAGCAAACGCACTAGCACCTGAGCCATATTTAGCCTTCATATAGTGGATACCAGCTAGCAGGTCATCATAACCATTCAGGATATTATTATGGCCGGGAAACTTGTAAGCTTCAAAAGTTGGTCTAATAGTTTGAACTAGCCCCATTGAGGGAATACCCATTTTAGCGTTAGAGTCCCAATTGTTAACCACTGTCGGGTCACCGTTTGACTCACGTGCAATAACTTTCATCCAAGCTGATACTTGACTAGCACTGGCCTCGAAACCGTTCTTCTTCAACGCCTTTATAACATCTGGCTTCCAACGTTGAACACCTGAACCACCGGGGTTACTACTACCGCCATCACCAAACTCATCGGCTAACTTGCTGATAAACTTCCAAAAGCCTGAGCCAACCTGCTTTTTAATGGTGCTTAACAGGCCACTAGATTTAGAAGACTTATCCGAGCTAGTGCTATCTGACAATCCGGGTACTCGTCCATAACCAGCAAACGTTCCATAGCCCCCGCCATGAACTTTAGATATGCCCATGCCGTCTTTTTCATTTTCAGCTGAATAGAACTCGCCATTGCCGGTATAAACCCCAACGTGTTCCGAACCACCGGGGCCAAAGAAGACTAGGTCGCCCGGTTTAGGATTGCTGACATGTTTAGACGCCTTATACTGCTCACCACTAGTCCGAGGGAAGCTAATTCCAAGCTTCTTTAGGGTGTACTCAACTAGGCCAGAACAGTCAAAAGCACTAGGACCCTCAGCACCGTAAACATACTTGTTTGTGGCACCATATTTCTCCATCGCATTAACTAGAGTAGAACTAGAAGCACCACTGTCTAGGCTGTCACTAACGCCACCCCATAGTGTTGACCACCACGTCTTAGCTTGATTTTCAACACCATTGAATAGGCCGTGACCAATGTTACTCATGACACCTGAGACGCCCTTAGAAGACCAGCTAAACAAGTTCTCTAACGACTTAACCGGGTGAGCAATGATGTTAGTGGCGGTATTAAAGAACTTCTCTAAACTGCCGACCTTTTTACCAACCCAGCTAGTCACGCCTGAGATACCACTAGTCACACTATTTAAAATGTCACCGAATATCCCAGTACCTTTGGCGTACTTAGTCACGCCTTGCATACTCATTAACATGGCTGTCTCGCTAGCATTTAATACCTCAGTGCCAGCGGGTAACATCATCTTAGTGTTACGGCCTTGAACAATGCCTGAGTCACCATTAGGTAACATGACCATTTCTTTATTGCCTGTTTCAGGTGAATCGTGACCATCATTTAACATTGCTAGTGTTGGCTTAGTAATTGGATTACGTGAGCCACTAAACATACCAGTACCAGTGGCAAAGTGGACATGGCTTAAATCACCAATGGTTTTCTTCTTACCGCCAAACGTATGGATAACACTATCAACCGCATTAATCCCACCGTTGATAATATCAATGACATCATTCATGCCATCTTTAGCAAAGCCTTTAAGGTCTTTCCATAAACCCTTGAAGATGTTCTCAACACCGGTTCCTAAGCCAGACCAGCCTGATTTAAAGCTCTTTTTAAAGGCTCCTAACCAGTCACTCATTGAATGGCCGAACACTTTAGTATGACTTAGGTCTTTGTTCCAGTAACTATGCAGATTAGCCCGCATGGTGTCCCAGTGGTTGTTCCAACTATGTGACCAGCTCTTTTTCCAGCCAGCCCATTTGGTTCCCATCGAACTAAAGAACGATTTAGTAAGTTTAAATGACGTATTCCAATTTGTTTTTAGTGTTCGCCCGTTGCTAGACCAGTGGCTTGACCAACTCTTTTTCCAGCTCGATTTCCATGTATCCCATTTCTTACCGAAAGAACTAAAAAAGTTTCTGGTATCTTTAATCGATCCATTCCAATCACGTTTAAGCGTTTTTCCCGTATCAGACCAATGCTTATTCCAAGTCTTCTTAAATGACTTTTTGAATGAATTGAAGCTACTACCAATGTTGTTGAACCACTTGCCGAATTTTGACTTTTTAAACGCCTTAGACGCATCATTAACTTGTTTATCCATGGCCTTTTTCAAGCCCATTTTTTTAATGTCCTTACTAAAACCTTTCGCCCATTTTTGAACGTTTTTACCAGTCTTAGTGTCCTTTAAGAACCAAGCAGATAATCCAGCGAACGGGCTAACTAAACCAGCTAATATTTCAGATTTGTGCTTGGAAACAAATTTACCGGCACCTTTGCCCCATTTACTAATAGTAGACCCAACACCAGCAAGCTTCTTACCAATTGATTTTTCCCAACCATATTTGCCAATAAAAAGTTTCTTCATCGCAGTGCCCATGCCATTAACCGCATCTCGAAACGGTTTAATATGCTTATATGCTTCATAAAAGCCCACACTTAAAGCCGCAATGGCTGTTACTACAAGTGCGATCGGGTTAGCGTCCATTGCAATATCTAATAATTTCTGAGCAGCCGTTTGTGTATTAGTTGCCTTTGCAGCAGCACGCTGAGCCTTACTCAATGAGGTTACAAATGATATAGTTTTGCCTATTCCGCGGCCAATCCCCAAGAAACCTGATGCAATACCTTTTAGCTTAGACAAAGCAAATGATGTAATAATAACTTTTCCCAGTGTCTGAATAGCGCCTTTGTGCTTGGCTATATTCTGAGTTGCATCTGCAATTCCATTCATACCTTTAGATGCATCCTTAGAATGTCCACCAATTAGCTTCAATGCACTGGCAACGGCTGACCATGCACCCTTCGCTAAACTGCCAACAATACTAGCGATTGCGCCACCAGTCTTTTCAATTGACTTTTCATTCTTGACTAAGAAGCTAATAGCATCACCGACATACTGTCCAGTTTTCTTGCCAAGTGTTCCAACTAGACCCGTCAAGGACTTCTTAACATCATCTAGAGCGCCCTTCTTCTTTGAAACCCCATCGATAGCCTTTTCAACACCGGCAACTAGCGGCTTAGCAAATGCTACTTTCAAATTGGTATACGTTCCTTGAATGGCCGCCATTTTGCCCTTAGTAGTATCACCAAATTCAGACCATGCTTTACCGCTCGTTTTAGCAGCTTTTACCATGTAACCCTGTAATTGAGTACCAGTAATCTTTCCAGCTGCCAACTGCTTGTTAAAAGCATCTGTTGACATGCCACTAGCCTTAATAACTGCCTTTTGCAATTCAGGAACTTGGCTGAATGATCGTTTAAATAAGCTAGCTGTTACTTTGGCCGAACCACTCAGTTTGCCAATTCCTTGTGACATTGAAGCAATCTGATCACCGGACTTACCTGCAGCGCTCCCGTAACTAGCAATCACTTCAGTCATCGCCCGCGCTTTGGTTGTGCTATTGGTCATAGCGTAGAATTTCTTCTGCATCTGATCAATAGCGCCACCTGATATGTTGGCCTTAGACCTAATATCACCAATTTGAGCAGTCATTTTGGTTGCATCCGCATCGGATAAGCCTAAGTTTGTCCACTGTTTCTTAATCGTGCCGCCGGCTTCAGCTAACTCATACCCTTGCTTGGTAACTTCCTTAATGTATCCCACAGTACTTGAAGCAGCACTTGATATTGAGTAACCAATCGCACTACCAATTGCAAAATGTTTGGTCTCGCTTTTGGTTTTTTCTTCCTCACTACGAACCATGCCTAGTTTAGACTTAGCTTTATCAAGCATCTTAGTGAAAGCACTAGCATTAGACTTATTCATGGCTGAATCTAGCTCATTAGTTTCACTTTTAAGCTTTGCCATACTAGTGGCGGTCTCATTAACACGCACTTGTTGCCGTTTATAGGCGTCTGAGGTAGCTCCACTAGCCGTCTTAATACGGTCTAGTTCGTTAGTTTGGGCCTTATATTGGGCCTCAATGTTAGAATAGGCCTGCTTTAAACCACTTAAACGAGCCTTGTTAGCATCTTCTTGCTTTCCCTCGGCTTCTAGGCGTTTCACATAGGACTCACTTAAAGCCGTGCTCTGTTTATAGCCCTTTTGTAGGTCGGCTAAACCTGAATTGTAATACTGTAATTTAGACTTGGCCCGATCTAGTTGACCACCCATTGAATCATAGCTTCGACTAGCCTTGTTAATCTGGTCAGATAGCTTTAAATATTGCTCTTCACCATCTTTAGTATCCCGGTTTAGACCTGATTGACGGGACTTTAACTCATCAATTTTAGCCTTTTGGCTTTCCATTGATTTAGCTAGCCCGTCTACCCTAGCTGCGGCCGCCTTTTGATACTCACCGGCTGATTTTAAAGCCGTCTCTTGAGCTTTCCAGCCGCTAGTATTGGCTTTAACCTCGGCTGTCAACGTCTTTAGTGATTTAACAGCCTCAGCGCTGTCGAGGCCAACCTTACTGGTCATCTCACGGCCGACTACTTTTTTAGCCATTCTTTTTTAACCTCCTTTTAGGCACAAACGCTTATAAGCCATACGTTTGATTAATGGCTTCTAGTGGGTCGACTAACTCAGATCGGTCTTCCTTTTTGCGAGCATTTAAAGCCGCCATGAAATCAAAAAAGGGACTATCGCCAAATTCCTTGGTTGATATTCCCTCCAATAACAATTGTTTACTTAGCAAGCTAAAATCTTCTTGTTGATTTTTTAACTTCATAACCTCTCGCTTGATTTCAACGTTGCGTTTGTGCCGGTTTATTTTGACGACTTAGCATCTTCAATTGCCTTGCGTTGCTTTTGTTCAGATAACTTAATGTCGGCATCTGAAATACCATTTAACCGCATGATTAGATAACCAACTCCTTCGCCAAAACGCTCAATTGAGACAGTATCGTTAATAGACTCCATCTGTTTGTCTGTGTAGCTCATCACGCGTTGCACAAAGTCGGCCATATCGTCCTGCAATTCTAGGCCGTTCTTCATCGCGTCTAGTTCAGTGACTTCTTTTTCAGTATCCTGTGATTCCAGCATACCAATTTGAACCTTGGTAGCTAATCGAACGATATTGTTAGTTGGTGTTACATCAGCCGTCTTGTTGATTTTAAAATAGTTTTTAGCATTGATTTTCATAAAAATTACCTCTTTCATTTATTTTTAGATATGTAAAAAGGCCACCCTTAGTGGGAAGCCTTTAAAGTGTTACTAGTGACCAGTCGTACCGCCAGTTGCACCGCTGCTTGACTTAGTGTAGCCGCCAAACGTTTCAGCCATAAGCTTGTCTAGGTCGAAGTTAGTATCAGTTGACTTGGCAATCATATAAGGTTGTTGTACCCCGTTGGCAGCTAAGAAAATGTTAGACTTTAATGGCGTTAAGACGGTACCATTTAGGGCTGTTGAGTAAGCAGCTTCATTGTTGGTATCAGTACTGTTGTTAGATGCTTCTTCAACGAATTCGATATTGTTAAAGCATTCATAAATTGAGATGTCGCCATCTAATGATTGTGATTCGGCAATCATCGCAACATGTGGCTTAGGTAGCTGACGAACCCAGGCACCTGTATTGGTGTTTTGTGTGAACCCCTTTAACATCTGGTTAATCTTGAAGTCCAAGTCTAAGGCGGTTAAAGCAAGCGTGGGCATAGACTTACCATAAGCTGTTCGTTTGATTTGTCCATTCCCCCAACCAGGCGTCCCGGCCGCTTCAATAGCAGTCACATTGATTTGACTGAAACCTTCGCCATTGTGATCGGCAACATAAATTCCATCAGTAGATAGACCTTTAGTAGCGTCTTTAATTAAGTCGCCGTTATCGTCTAGCAAAGCAAAAGTTGCTTTGACAATGTTGTGTTTTGACATTTTATAAATCTCTCCTTTAAATCATTTCGTTTTTAGTGATATAAATCGTTTTTGTTACTTGGTTGGTATCCGGGTCAGTTGTGTGGTGCTGACTAGATACAATTAACCAGCCGGCCTCTTTAAAGCTCTTCATTAAAGCTATCTCAGTTTCAAGCGGATTAAAATCATCTTCTAAATCAGCCTTATAAAAGATTTGAATTTCAACACCCATGGCTAACCCTTTAAACGTGCTGTTTGCAAGGTAGGCCGGGCTTGAATCGGTCTCTTGTAATAACATGACTGTACTATCAGTGTTGTCTAAATCTTCGTTAGGAATTGCATTCAGGTAAACTTTATCCAGCCAGTTTAAATTGAGGGCGTTAACTAGGCTGGCTACCTGTGATACTGGTAATAGCACTAGTCATCGTCCCCCTTCTTATATTCATCTAGCATGGCGTTAAAGACATCATCTTGTGAGTTGGCTAGGTTCTGGTCAACAAAGTGGTCAGCCCTAATATGTTTAGTGCCATCGTTTAACCTCATGGCGTTCATATCATGGTACTTATTAGTCCAGCCGACAATCGAGCTTCCATCATGTTCGCCGTCTATATCGTTAGCGTTATAGCTTATATTGTCAGCCATGTGTCCGTACTTCTCGTCTTTATGACTTGAATAGTGTTTCTTTCGCGTGGCTTCGGATAAGTTATCAGCTAGCTTTTTAGCGCCGGCTTCGGTTATCTTCTCCTGTTCAGCCTCATCGGGAACTAGTTTATGGACGTCTTTAAGCCAGCTTGCTAGTTGGTCGGCCATATCATTGTTTGCCATAGCTAGGCCCCCTTAGTAACCTGTTTAAGCGTCAAATAATCGCAAGACAGATAATTGCTAGAATCATCTATGCTGTCATTGATGACATCGTAAAGTTTACCTTTATACTGACATTTAATACCTTCATAAACTTTAGGATTATGCCTAATAATGACCACTACTTGCTCTAATTGTTCGGCTGTGAGTTGATACGAAGATGCAATCGATCGTGTATAGGGTGCACAGTATAAACTAAATTGACTAACAAATGTCTGTCTACTAGTCCCATTAATAGGATTTTGAACAGTTTTAACAGTGCCAATCTGTATGCGTTGGTTAAAGTCAACTGGGGTTAGCCTATTAATCGCCATTGCCGTCCACCTCATCCTGTTTTTGGCTATACAGGCCTCGCAATTGGCCAATGATTGAATCAACAACTAAGTCAACTGGATTAACAGTGTTTGAAGTGATTGATGTCCGGTAATACCAGTATGAACCAGCTAAAGCGTAAACAGCCGTTTCAAACAAATCATTCACGCCTTCCATCTCGTAGAACCCGGGAACGCTATTGTCGTCCCCAATGGCCTGTTCAATGTAGCTAGTGGCTGCAGACAAGTAGCCTGTTAGCAGCTCGTCATCATCATCCCCGTCAATTCTCAAAGATGATTTTAATGTTTTTAAATCGGCTGCCACTTAAATCACATCCTTACTTAGCCGCCCAGATTATTACTGTACTGTGTATTTATTGGCGACATGGTTGGCTAATTACTTCCGTCAGTCGTTGTAGCAGCGCTCGCCGCAAAGTTGGCCGTTTGGTCAGCAATCTTACTGAACGAACCTGCAACAAAGGCTTCCGTATCAGTTGCTTCAACATCAAAACGATCAATTACACGAATCTTAGTTTGATCCTTTTCAAAGGCGCCACCGCCAATATTGGTAGTCAATAAGGAAGTATTTTCTCGGTCGAATAAAGTAACCGCTTGTGACAAATCACCATAGTAAAGTGGATAAGCCGGTGCTGACGTAGTCCCAACATTAGGCAACCATTTGTCAGCTACCTCTACAATTCGCTTGCCATGGATTAAATACTGATCAGGTTGTGTTGGATCGGGTTGCAATAAGTAACGTCCCATAGCATCCTTAACCTCGGAAAGCACATTTAAACCTGACGTATTTGTCATTAAGAATGACGTAGACTTGATGGCAGGATCAACAGCAGTATTAATCATCGTAATAATGTCATCAAACTTGGACAAGTTGGGCTTTTTAGGCGCGTTGTTCATCGCCGCAATGATTTTAGCATTGCGAGTAACAACAACCTTCTTAGCAATCCATTGAGACAACCAAGCCAAAATGTTGTCAGCGGTATCCTTTAGCAATGAATTAGTGGCAGTGGTAATGCCAGCATACCGATGGATTGTGTATTTGATAATGGATAGCTTAGGATCGTCATTATCACCAATGGTAGCTGTTTCATCAGTCTAAATCAGGCTAAGCGGAGTAACGTCAGTCCACTTTTCGTAAACGCGTGACCCAGTTTGAGTTGTAACAGCTTCTCGACTAACATATTGTTGTAATGAATCGTATTGGCGAACCAGCGTATTAATTGCTGTTTGAATATCTTGAGGAATAGTCAAACCAATTGCGTTGCCACCTTCATCGGTAGATGAAGTTACCAAGTTCATAACTTTAGGGTCGCCTTTAATCATGCCTTGGAAGTTCTTAATGAACTTCATCTTTGATGTCTTTTTCATTATCATCAAGTGGGGTCTTGTCTTGTCATTCATGTTGGCAATTTCTTGCGCCTTGCGTTCTTCTTCCAATTGTTCATGTAAAGCATCACGACGGGCAACCGCATTGTCGCGATCTTGTTTCATTGCTTTAAATTTTTCTTGATCAAAGCTGTCATCAAGGACAGCTGCGTTTAATTTGTCGTTTAAGTCTGATACCTTTTGTCCTTGGGCAATCCAAGCATCATTGATTGTATTGATATTAGCCATTAGTTGGCCTCCTTTTGATTTTTTCCAAATAAAATAGCCAATTTGCTGTTTCGTAATTCAGCAGATTGACTATTAGTAGTATTTTCTTCTTTAGACGGCTTAGCTTTATCCTTATCCGCCTTGTAAATTAAGTTCATCAATTTGTTAACTGCAGATTTAGGTGGAATATGTGAGATAGCATTCACTGGTTGCAATTGTTGATCATTAGCAAACATAATTTCGTCAGCAAACCTTTATCAACAGCATCGCTAGCAGTTAACCATGTTTCGTTTGCCATTAATTGTAGCAAGTCAGCTTGATCCATGCCGGTTTTAGCTTGATAAGCACTGGCAATTGATTGATCAATGCCATTTAAAATACTGGCTTCATGCTCTAAATCGTCAGCATTACCAGCTGGTTGTGACCAAGCTTTATGAATCATAATCTGGGCAGTTGGTGAAATGTTGACATGATCGCCAGCCATAGCAATCACGCTTGCCGCACTAGCGGCTAAGCCTTGAATATTAACTGTTACATTGCCAGCATAATTCTTTAGCATAGTGTAAATCTCACTAGCCGCAAAAACATCGCCACCATTGGAAGCAATGTCAACTTCAAGTGCTTCATCATCACCGTCGTCATCGTCATCGTTTAAAATGTCAGCAACACCCGAAGGCGATACTGCTGGCATTCCAAAGAACTGATAGAAACCGGCTGTTTGATCATCAACGATATCGCCTTTAATCATTACTTTCTTTGTCATCATTATCACCTCCTTTTTCTGATTTAGCCTCAGGCATTTCATCTGGAAAATAACCAGTCTGCTGTAGTAACCAAGTTGCTTGATTATTGGCAATTGTGCCATTTTTAGTTAGTCCCGATAGGGTAGCTGCAAATGAGTCTCCCAATGGGTCTACAGCAGTCCGTATATTGGCCGTAATCTTAGCATTAAGCTTATTATCCAGCTCAGCTAAAATCGCCTGTAAATAGCGATTAAGGGCATTCGTGTACATGCCTTTGATTTGGTCAATATTACTTTGCTGGTCGCCTTGGCCATTCAAATAGCTATCAGGAATGCCGAAAACTTTAGCAATTTGCTTACTCGTCCAATCTGTTTGGCTTAACAGCTTAGTGACATCGGCTTTCATTTCTAGTGGCTTGTAATCTTCAAGTTGATCAATAACTACCGGGCCGCCGTTTGAACTGTTCACCTGTTTCATGAATTTACGTGAGCGGCTGGCTTTCATCTTCTCACTCAGCAGCCCACCGTGCTGAATAGATAGGACGCCAGGAGCACTAATTGAACGTGCCAATGCAGCCAACGTTAAACTGTTAGACGAACTCTTGACTTGTAACTCATTCGATAATGCTTTTAACGGACTGTTACCAGTCATACCGCCATCGGTACTAGCCCAGCGAATATGGATCATGTCAGACTGTGGTACATATTGAAGGACACCCAAATTAGGCTCGTCAAAGTAACCGTATAGGTTAAGCCACTGCCGTCATCCAATAAGTAGGTTTGCACTTGGCTAGGTCGCAAATATTCCCAGCGCAGATCTAAACCATTAGGATTACGCCAGCGATATGCAAAGCATTCACCACCCAATAACAATTGTGAATACATAGACTGCCAAAACGTGTGACCGTTAGCTGTCGTGCTAGGATTGTTTAGAATTCCTTGTGCTCGTGGCATATTGGCCATTAATTGTACCGTGGCTAAGTCTCCAGATATTTGGTTAACTGCTGAATAAATATCTGAATTCTCTAAAGCGTCTTTGGCACTAACATACTCATTATCGCCAGTTGGTGACAAAAAATTAACGATATTATCGTCTTCTACTGGCACGCTTTGAATACTAACTGAATTTTTTATTGCCGTGGGTGGTTCAAAAAAAGGCATTATTAATCACCTCCTTTTTGGCCAGCTGTGATAATTTCTGAAAGCCAGCCAACTAAAAATAAAGCTACAGCAATTGCTAAAACGCCTTGGGCTTTCCCAAATAAAAAGGCTGCATATACCCCAGCAATCATACTTAGAATAAAACACAACACATCAAAGTAACGCCAGATAGTTGCAAAAAATTGTTTAAAAATCATTAATATCATCTCCTAACAATCCCGACTCTGGGTTATTAAACCATTCGAGAACTTGTTTTTCGTTCATACGTTCGACCTGTTTATCAGGATTGTTTACATCTGCAAAGTCTTCAAAGTGATACATGGCTTGGAATAAGGCATCAATTAACGCGTCTACCACATCAATCTTCAATGTAGCCTTAGCTTTATCAACTTGAATGCCAATCTTATCTTCGTAAATTTCAGCATTTAGTAATGCCTTTTCCATAATTCGATCATCAAGTCGATCAACTGAGCCTTCAACAAACATCGTCTGCAAAAACTTAGTTGGATCCTTCAATTCACTAGTCCGCTGCCGAATGGCTTGCAATGGCCACCCTGAATTCAAATCTAGCTGCTTGATTGTAGGCGTTAGCCCCCACGCGTCATAACCAAAGAAAACAACTTCCAGTCGATGCCGCTCAACAAAGTTAAGTAACCACTGATAAACTTGCTCGTCATTGATGAGTCCTTGAGGATGGCTACTAATTGTGCAAAATCCCTTTTGAGCTAAGTTCCGATAATTAATACCGTCTTGCTTTTCTTTAGCTTCAATCGAACCAGCTTTCTGCCAGGGAATAAAGCTATGCTGATAAATAAACCATCGTGGTTTGTCATTATTATCACGATAAGGAAATACAAACGCTAGCGCCGTGTTATCACTAAACATCGAGTAGTCAAAGCCAATATAGACTTGCCGGTCATCAAAACTAAATGATGATATAATAGCTCGCTCAACGTCAGGCAGTTTCAAGAAGCTATCAGCCGATTGCTCTAGCCACAAGTTGAGGTTTTTATTTTGGAAATCGTTGAGTGTGCCCGACAAAGCGTCAGAATCGCGCTTATCTGTCAAGCCGTTCAGCAACACTTCTCGTTGGCTCGGTAAATCTAGTAAGGGATTACTTTTAACCCACATATCGGGCTTATAAGTTTCGTCCAGATTGTCCTGCGACCAAATAAGCCCCAAATATGTATCAGCATCGCGCAAATAATCTTGTTCCATGGATTGTTGAATCATACGTTCATCATCGTGGAATGGCACGGTTGGATCGGGATATGCCGTTGAAATTTGAATAAATTGCTTATTACGCACCTTAACTTGGCCCGAAACAATTTTAGAAATCTTTTGTCGTGTTTTTACTTCACCAATTTCATCAAAAATAGCAGTTGTAAAATGAAAGCTATCGTACTGACCAGCCTCATGGCTAATCGCCCGTAGCTTGTTATTAGTCTTGCTCATCGTGACTTGATCGGCCTGTGATGACAGCGTCCGTGTATCTAGCCCACTATCAGCAATCAACGACTTAAATGGTTCAATCGTTGCAATCTTAGCAAGCATTGACTTAATGTAGCCCAGGATCTTGCTCGTTTGTTTGTAATTAATGGATGAAACTAGATAGTCTTGGTTAGATAGTCCCAATGACTCAATTAAATAGCTATAGGCAGTGATAATCGCCATGAGATAAGTTTTACCTTGGCCCCGCGCAACGGAAACAATTGCTCGCGAAAAGCGCTTGCCACCGTCATCATTACGCCAACCAATCAGCATTGCCATAATAAACTCTTGCCATGGCATTAGTTTTGTGGGTTCACCAGTATCAACATTCGGACAAATTGCCGCAAACTTCAAAACCTGTGAAACTTTCTTGGTTGAATAATGAAAGGGAAAGTCAACACTTCCCTGGCGCTGTAAATCACGCAAATGCCGTAGTGCAGCTAGCTTAATCAAATAACCGGTAACAACATCACCATCTAAAACTGAGAAAGCGTATTTGGTACCAGCATCGTTATAACGCGTTTTAATGGATTGCCAATCGATTGATTGGTAAACGCCCAAGACATCGTGTGTTTGTGTTAGATCAACTTTCATAATTACCGCCTATCCTAAGAACTCTTTCATTCGATCAGCGACGCTACGTTTGTCTTTGTGATCATCTAAATTCAGCTTTAACAAATCACTACGCGATTTTGGCGACAAGCCTAGTTCAGCGCCTAGTTTAGTCAGGTTTTTAACCGCTGAATCGTAAATTTGTGTCATGGGATTACGCTTGTAGCCCACGAAGTCTCGACCAATTTTTTTACCGGTCTGATCTTGTAACGTTTTATAGATTGCTTGTACTTCACCGTTTTCCTGGATATGTTTATACGCATTGCGATAAATCTCATATTGGGAAGCGTATTGTTCTACAAGCCCGCTATCAATGCGTTTAACTGGGGTATTGTCTTCTAAAAAAGGCACTAATCGACGCCAAACGACCTTAGCTTGCCGGCCTAAGTAAGCTGGCGGTGTGCGCGTTAATTGACCGTTGTTGACGTCTTTATCCGCTTTTTTCATTTTATCTGCCTCCTTTCATTATTGGTTGCCCCCCCCTACCTAAAAAATTTCAAAAATTGTTTCTATCACAAAATAACGGCAATGTGTGTGCTCTTCCTGGGACGTGTTAGGGGGCGGGGGTTGTTTTGATTCTCATCGTGATTAACTACATTCATAAATTTAAAGCCGCTCAAATCGAACGACAAGTGTCAATAAATTGATTGAGTTTATCTAAATTTTCATTTTTTGTTCATTAACACAACGATTGCCGATACATCATTGATCGGCGTTACACTTTGTAACTCGTTGCCTTGACCAGTGCCATAGTATGCTTGCTCCCAGTCCGTCTTAGCACGATGACAACTCCCACAGATAACAGCTAAGTTAGCAACGTTAGCTTTCAGTGTTTCGTCAAACTCAATTGGAATAATATGATCCACAGTCTTAGCAGGTGTGATGAGGCCTTGCACTTTACAGTAAGCACATAAGTAATGGTCACGCTCTAGGACTTGTTGTCTTAGATGTGACCATTGTCTTGTACGATAGAAGTTGTATTGCTGACGCTTATCCTCATTGCGATAACGTGTAACCGTATTGTACTTGTGCGTGTATTGCTTATCGGTACCACGTGCCCAACGTTGCCGGCTAGCCAAGTACTCAGCTTCATGCTCATAGTGTTGTTGGCAATAGTGGTCAGGGAACGTGACCATCGTATGACAGTTAGGATAACGGCATCTTCTTGTTCTTGGCATGCTGCGCCTCCTTATTTTTATCCAAACTAAAAGCGCCATGCTGTTTAGCACGGCGTTTCTTGTCTTTGTACCACTTATCTAATTGAGCATCTATCTTCGCTTCTTGGGGTGTAACATACCCGTATTTTGTGTTAACTGGCTTGGTCATGTGGCACCTCATGTTCAATCATCGGATACTTTTTAGCGAAGCTGGTAACTGCATGGCACATATCCTGACCAATCTTATTCCAATCACTATTAATCTTATTCCAATCCTTTTCATTCATTATAATGATCTTCCAATCTATTTATCCTTATTTTTTACCGGTATTATATCCAAGTTGAAACGCACTCAAAGCAAGATAAACAACACTCAATATCAAGCCAACTATTACCATTTCAATCACTCCAATAGTTTTATGTACAAAAAATGCCACGTTAGTAACATGACATTCTTAAAGTTAAAATTTAATTTCTTCAATTGATAAATCAGATATTTCTGATAAACTCGCAGCAATGCTTGTTAACAGAGGTTTAATATTTTTCATTTCAGTATAGTAATTATCAACTGATTCGTTATAATTCTGTAAATCATCTTCATCTATATAAAATTCAAGCTTCTTCATTTTAAGATCAAATTCCTTTGAAAAGTTTATATACTTGTCTCCAAGCTCATCAAGATATTTTATTAACTGCTTGATTGTATCTAAATGTTTATCACGCTTTTCTTCCGGCAACTTAGCACGGTTAATATTATATTCAGTAAAAAAAGAATCCCTACTAGTCGTACATATTTTATTAATCCTTGAATTATATAATTTAATTAATTTAACTGAACGCTCTTCGTCTAAAGGATAGCGTGTTGTACTTTGTATTTCGATCTGAAATTTTGTTGCGCATTCTGAAATTTTTTCATGATATTTAAATTGCTTTGACTCAATTATTTGTCTTTGCCCTTCTTTAATAGTTTTAACAGCTATCATTACTGAGATCGGAATCCCCAAAATAGTTCCCAAATACCCGCCCCAAAATCCAAGCCAGCCATCATCTGATCCTCCACTTGTTGTAGTAAAAGCACAGGTCATTAATAGTTGGACTGCCCCAGGAATAATTACCAACGAAATAATTACACCACAAATAATCCAGCAAGACTTTTTTGTCCATTCTTTTATTTTAGTCCAATTAAGCTTTTTTAAACGTTTTTCCATTTTCATTCCTCCAAATTAATTTAACTATACAAAAACTCCCGCCAATAAGCGAGAGTCAATTTTAAAAAAACTAATATCCAACATTTCGTTGTGATTCTATACCGTCCAACAAGCATTGTGAATTTTCCCATCTCTAATAAAAAAGCCAATACTACCTATATATCACGATTTTAGTCATTGGTTATTATTTGACTCTTTGCAGATACGATCCGCTTCATCCTCACTAGCCCTCTTAGCTTTCTTCTGAGTATCATGGATAGTATCCGAAACAAGTCCAAATATATTCAAAGCAGCAACAAGTACCAGTATTAATGTCAAACCTTTAAAATACTGAATACTCGCTTTATTAATAAAAACATTAAACCGAAAAATCATTGAGCTAATTGATATGGCAACCAACACTAACCACAGAAAAGACGTCCAAACATACGGCACAAAAATTTCTTTAAAGGTGTTTTTTAAATTTTCATGTGTTCTTGAGACAAGATAAATATGTCCAAGTTCTGGAATATCGAACACATTTCGTACTGCAACAAATAATGCAAAGGTAAACGACAACCCAGTAACAGAAACACTTAACAAACTGGATACCTTATAATCAACACTAATTACTTTAGGAAAACATAAAAACAAGAATGAAAAAATCAAAGTTATAATTACCCCAATTAACGAATACATATTAAACACAGTAGTTCTGTGGTTTTTCCAAGTGTTATTTACTAAATATCTTATCTTTGACATGCTATTATCACCTAATTATGAAAACTCTTTTTAACAATCATTGGTATATACTTCATTATGCTAGTTTTACCATGCATAATCGACTTTAGATAGCCATGTTTTGCGTCCGGTTCTAGCTTCTTCGCAAGTTCCGCAGTATCAATTTTTTCACCCTTTGGCGCCTTATAAATTTCTTTAACATTCGCTGCATTTACCTTTATTCGACTAGCAATATCTCTCTCTTCAACTTGTTTCGCACCATTGGGATAAACTAAGTTTACGGTCACTTGTGCATATTGTTTTGTTATCTCAACACCATCTTGAACCATGTTGACAGATACATGCCCAATATTGGTCTTCTTGGCAGCGTTAATCACCGCCTGAATCCTCTCAGACATACTGACCACCTGAGCACTACTAACGTTTTCTGATGAAATTAAAATATACTCACTTTTTAGCTCATAAAAGAAATCCACGCCTAAAAGTATATTTTCTTTTGCTTCTATATATCTAAATATCTTTCTCGAATCAATTATTGCTTTACGACCATGACCATATTCACCATATCCCTTTAAATTACCCATAACATCATCATCAGAGATCTCATCAAATGCTGTATTAAGCACAGGATACTTTTCCAAAAGACTTATAATGCATTGCTTTGTATCAGGCTTTGTGATTGTTAAAAATTTATTTGGCCATAAAATACCGTCATTTTTCGAATAATTTTTTATTACAGCAAAATACTCCTTTTCTATTTGATTCATAGCTTGAATGAACTCTCGGTATTCGCTCGACTCAATAATTTCTTTTTTGGCGTTTGTGTTCTTCGAAACAAAATGCAAATACTCACCATGCTCATATTCAACCGGATTACCGAAAATATCCATTAAATCACTTTTTATTACGTCATATTTAAGCTGCTTCCAGCCATTTGTACGGTCCTTTGTATAGCTTTTAATCACTGCTGGACCTAAGTTTAGTTTAAATACAGAATAACTTTCCAAGTTATTTACCTCCAAAACATCATTAAATAAAGTAAACACTAAAAAAAGTAATAATTCAATGAATTATTACTCATATTCAATAATGCTTGGAATGGTACCAGTGTATCAGAACATATGTTCATAATCCACTTATCACTCTCATTCAAATACTTCATATCGCCGGCAGGCCTCGAACCTACATCCCATTGTGGCTTACCAATTAGCCCACAGCGATTACCAATCTGTAATTTGGAGGATTACGTCATGCGTATCATCATCACGCTTGGCATACTATCAATTTAGCATGATTACAGGCGTTCAAAATACACTATTAGTACGCAATCTCATATAATCCCAATCCCTTTGCACACTCAGCGACAAAATCATTACGCAATTGAAAGGCTTTTGTACGACTGACATTAACTAAATGGTTAGTAATTAAACCATCAATCGTATATCGCTGATGTTTCTTGAAATACAATTCTTTAATGATAACTTCCGTATCACGTCCGACACCATCTAAGCAATCGTCAATCACTTCCCGCTGATGTTTCAAAGCATTAATACGTCGATCATCATCAATCGTAATAATAGTGTTTAGCGTCGTTTCTGGATACTTGTATTGTGCTTTGCCACCTCCGACATTATCATCACGTGGTGCAGTCGGATAGCGCAATTCCTGTTCACGTTCCTCAATATACTTATCAATTTTGGGATAATCGTGCAAAATATCTTCTACTTTTCTAATAGTTGAGCGTTTCACTACCAGTTCCCCTTTCAAATATTGTAGTCTAGCAGCGCACATGTTTAGGGTTGCCTAAATATATCGTGTGGTGTATATTATAGTTGCTTTAATTCCTAGCGCCGTATTCTCCTCAACAGATACGACGCTTTTATATGTTATACTGACAACGGTCATTCGAGTGGTCCTGTGACTGGTCGCCTTAGTAGGCGGCTTTTTGTTTACTATCGCAATTGCTCAACTCCATAATATCAGCAATGAAGTCCTGGCCAATTTGTGCCTGTTGCTCAGTTGTCTAGGCATCTTCGTCCTCCGTAATGTAGTATTTGTTTTCGTCAATCGCACGAATACGCCTATCAATCCAACTGTTACTCCGTTTTAACTCCCGAGACGTCCTAGTTTTACCCTGCTTGCCTTCCATGACTAATTTAATGGCATTATACTGGGTACGCGTAATCTCCGTGTAATTGCCTGATACGGTTTTAATTCCAGGCATCTTATGCAAGTTGGCTAGTTTGCTTGGTGGCACGTTATCCATGCTGCCGTATCTCGCTTCTAGCTTATGAATTACTTCCAGTTCTTTAGGCCAATTTTTGCTTGTCATAGCCTAACCTCCTTTTGATTCTAATTTAGCCAAACGATCGGCTAAACGTTTGCGATCATCGTCACTAATGTGATTACTTGTTCCATGATTAGCATTATGTTGTGACTTTTGGTCTTTAACCCATTGAGGAATGATTTCTTTACGAGTGTTCTTTTGATAACCTCTGTTTTGTGGCTGAGGTGTCAAATCTAATTCATCATCAAAGCGTCCGTTAAACCAAGTTGCGCCATTTAATGGGTGATACCAGTTAGAGTTAAGCTTGATATACTGCTTATAGCGGTCTAACTTGTTAAACAAATATTCATTCGTGTGATCAACTGATTTTTTCCGCCAAGCCTTGTAATGATTGAAAGCTTGTCCCTTGCCTTTTTTATTTGGGTAGGCTTGCCAAATTTCTTCAAAATCTTTTTCAAGTTGCACAAGCGGTGTGACGTTAGCCGCACTATGCTTTTTATTACTTGTATTATTAACTGTAATATTAATACTTGTATTATTATCTCTCTGGTTTTTCGGTGTAGGGGTACTCTGGTTTTTCGGTATACCCCCCACCGAAATTCTGATATACCTATGCTCGATTTCACGTGTACCTTCTTTATAAATTACATCACGTGAAATATGACCATTGATTTCTAGCGCCTTTAACCACGTTTGAATTGTTGACTTAGCCACACCATACAAATCTGCAAAGTAGCTATCGCTTGCCCAGCAATACCCTTTTTGATTACATAAGGCTGTTATCTCGCCATACAATAATGACGCTTTTCCCGGAAGTTTATTGTCGTACCTAACGCTTGCGGGAATAATGGCGTAATAGTTTGGTCTTTCAACTGTTTCCGTCATATCAGTTCCTCCAATCATGGGCATTCCACCCACCCGGTGTATTAGTCACTGCTGTATTTACCTTTCAATCCAATTCGTTTTAGTGTTTCTTTATCTAATTTCATGCCATCTACCGGGACATGGTATTTTGCACTAAATGCCACGGAGCCAATTTGCTCAATCTCGCTGTGATGGACTCGGCACAATGCCATAACGTGCCGTTTGGTGTGGTCAACGTGTGTTCTGTTCAAACCGGCTCCAATAACGTCTACATGATGGATATCAGCACGATTACCACAGATCATGCAAACTCGATGACGGCAACATTGAAACAGGTAATACTCTTGCTCACGCGGCAATAGCTTATAGCCTTCCTTGAACGGCACGTGCCACTCAAACATGAAGTCGATGACTAGGTCTAACAACTGGTTAGCGTCGCTCACGGACGATTCTGTGGTGTCTGACAGGCTAATCTGTTTGCCAAACGTATATGACTCATACTGCAAATAAAACAAGTTTTTCAAGAAGTCTGTCGGCATACCTGACCACGTATAGATGTCACTAAGCAACGCGAAGAACAAGCGTCGCTGTTGTGGCCTAGCTTTACGTGTGCCAGCTATTTCCCAATCCACATAAAATTGGCTGTAGGAGCCGCTAACGGTCTCTATATGGTCTAAATTAGGCTTCTCATCTAACCGTGTAACCAAATAGTATTGGCCATCCTGCTCAATTAACTGCGCTCGTGACTGTTGCATCTAGTCACCCCAATGTTTGGAAGCTTTATTTAATAACCAGTTTAAATTAGAAGGGCGATCCGTCTGGAATTGGGGGAAAACCACCGCCATGGTAACTATTAGCTGATTGATTACTATATCCTGGGGCTTGCACATTACCAGCGTTACTACTTGCTGGAGAGTTAAATCCATTACCCTGTTGCTTATTAGTCGTCGTGCCAAAGCCACCACTTGTGCTTTTGTGATTGCCAAAGCCATTATTTCCTGTATTACTACTACCTGCTGGTCGCTTAACGCCATTCGGTTTGCTACCATCCTGCATAAATGGCTCGTAGCTTTTAACCGCTAAATAGGCTTTTCCGTTTGAGCCAGTATCCCAGTCAACCGTGATTGCCAATTGATGCCCTATTGCTTGACTGACAAACTGTTCAATTGAATCAAATGCCGTGCCATTACTTGCGCCTAAAGCTACTGCAATGGTATTAAAGCGTTTGGCGGACAACTTGGCTTTGTCCTCCGAAGTACTGTCCCAGACCTCATTGTCAAACCGGATTAGACCACCTTTGTATGGGCCGTCTAAAACCTCATAGTCAAAGATTGCCATGGGCTTGCCAGCCTCTTTTGTTTTCGTGTATTGTGAACTAGACGCGATAACCACATTATATTTACCTGCTTCTTCGACAGTTTGTCCGAAAGTGTTATTTGAATCTACTGTAAAAAGTGCCATTTTATTTTGCTCCTTTAGTTATTTGAATTAGTTCATTTGCTTTAATCAATTTGCGATTATCAATTCGGTTCTTGGCGTGATTCCCCTTTTCGGGATCTAAATCAATCATGCGTTCACCACCCGTCAAATAGATCCGTCCAACGAGGTCAAACATACTAGTAAACGCATTGAACGTCTTTTCGTTCATGTCAGCTTGGTATCTACCTTCACTACTAATGCCTGATGAACCATTGTCAAGTTGATGAGCGGTAGCGTATACAGACTTGCCACTTTCTTTCAAAATCGTGCCAAGATCTCTAAACCACAATTGTAATTTTTGATAATTCTGACGATTGTCCTTAGCAGCATTATCAATATTTTCCAATACCAAGTTTTGAAGTGCTGTAATATTGTCTAATACAATTACCTGATATTTAGTGTCTTGAATACCTTGCATGACATATTGTTCAACCATGGCCTGAATATTCGGCATATCGCGATGTTCAAAGATAATAACATCGACGTCCTTATTACCAATCAAAACATTGCTCGACATATCGAAACTGAACAACAACTTGTGACCTGCAAACTGTTTCACTACACTGGTCTTACCGGTACCACCATCACCATATATGAAGTACATATTGGGTATCACCGGAATGTTTCCGTCCGCATAAAACTTCATTTTGCCTCCTACAAACTAAACTTAACGGATTCACTGGCTGGCTTCTCAGTTACACCATCAACAATCTGTCCATCTTCAAGCACGAATTTTCCATTAATAATCGTTCCGGACTTCTTTAAATCAGTTTTTTTGATGGTTTCCTTGGTTTTAATAAGTTCTTTAATTCCTTGGTCTCGTAATGACTTTAGTACCGTTGTTTCATCATAATTCAGACCTGCCGGTGTCTTACGAGTCGTGACTTTCCCATGTGGAGTATCGATTTTGAATTTACTGTCATGCTGACGTTCACGATATAGATAATCCTTCAGCAATCCGTGGAAATATTCTCGACTAGATTCATTTTCAGTAAGTTTACGATCCCGCCAAGCAATTGTTTGATCAATATCTGCTTGTGCTGCTTCTTTGACTTCCTGATCATGTTTCTCGATTGCTTGTAGCTTACGCATCGCCCAGTCAGCAGACTGTAGCGAATTAATTTTAAAGCCTTCTTGTTCACGATCATTAACCGTTTTTAGCTCTTCTTTAAGCAATTCATTGATCATCAAATTAACCCCCGTAATTCGTTTAATTCTGTTTCACTCTTATCCAACATTTCGTACAACTTGGCCAGTGATTCTACATCACTGATCCAAATGCTGTTGATAACATGCTTTAGAAACTTGATGTGATTGTTAACAATTTTTTCCATAACTACCGTCCTCGCTTTCTTAGCACTTGCAAACGAGACTGCTTTGGAATAGAGTAGATGTTGGTGCTGAGCATCTCTTCCATTAGTCCATCGTTAGCCGTTACTAGCGATGGCTTTTTTTGTGCTCGTTTCCACTCGTGGAGTGGTAAAATTGATACTTTTTGCATGATTATTCCTCCATTTCTAATGCTTCTTGCCAATCAATGACATAGCCGCCACCAGGACACTTGCTAACTGAAATATCTTCTTCTGATAGTGTGTTGATAACGCCGACACTAACTCCAGACTTGTTCCAGATGATTGAGTGATGGCCTGACAAACTAGCAACATTCATTTCACTCAGTAAATCATTTGCTTGTGCCTTGTCAGCATTGGCAACTAATTTATTGCCAAGTCCAACAAATGCGTCTGTGTCTCTTACCATTACATTTCCTCCTTAAATTCCAAACCAGTTTCTAATCTCTCGGCGCTTGTACCACACGGATGTCAACGCCCAAGTTAATGCTGCTACTTCTACCATGGCAATTTCTCCTTATGAGTTGAATCATCATCTACCCGCCTAGGTTTTAATCACTTAAATTTTGATGATCCAATAACCATTTATCGACTGCTGGTGCGTACCATTTCCCATCTTCTTCTGGCTTTGGAAATCCTGCTTTATCACGATAGTGTTTGTCGAATGTATCGACCTTAATGCCAAACTCAGAGTAGAAATCTTTACGTCCAATCATTTTATGATCAACAGCCTGCTGACTACGACCATCCGCAATACCTTGTTCATATGCTCGTGTGAAAAGCTTCGACAAAGCACTTATCAAACTGTCCATCCTGGTCACTCCTTTCGGTGTATAATTTTGTTAGTTCAATTAATCGAGGTGAAAATTTATGAAGCAATTCAAGTGTCCATTTTGTGGTAGCTTAATTAGTGATGAACAAGTGGTAACCAACAAATTTCATAACTTATTCATGTTGTCCTCTGTGGACAAGGCTAATCACAAAATTGACCCAAATGGAATCGTTGTGAATGTTATAGAATGCGACGAATGCCATAATTGTTGGCTTCGCGATCCAAACAATTAAAAGTACGCTTTCAATTTGTGTTCCTTGCTACCGCCAAGCTTGGAACACTCTTTTTATTTCTTACGGTACATCTTTCATTCTTAAATCCACGCAACTCGCCCCCTATGTTTGCTTAGTTGTATACTTGACTTATCCCAATTTAATCGAGGTGAAAATTATGAATTTAAAACAAGCTGCTATACTTGAATACAGTTTCAATGAGTTGCTCCATAGCTTAAACAAAGATGGAAGTCAAAAATGTGTTTGGTGCTTTAATGGTGAAATTTTTACTGCATCTTTTTACAAAGTCAAGCCGTTCAAAGATGACAGAAAGCGTTTTGACTATGACGAAGCTTTTTCGGAACACTTTTTCAAGGGCGAGCCATTTAATGTCCAAGAGACATCTCAATTTAATAACTTACCGTTATTTTTAAGTAACCTTAAAGCCTTTATTTCTTCTGCTCTAGTTAACGAAGATGATCTAGTTGATAGTCTCTTTTTGAGAAACGTTTCCTTTTTCCGAAAAGAATTAGGTAATTTCGATTTTTATCTTTTCCCAGAAGACACCCAAATCGAAATTGTTTCGACTATTTCATCCGAAACTCTGGATCAAAATGTTTGATACATTCCAATACGCTTTGAAGTTCAGCACTAAGTTGCTGAGCTTTTTTTATTGCAGTTTTCAGATCTTCACCATTTTCTAAAACTAATGTAATTCCCGGTTCTTCTTTACCTGCTGAGAAAGCATTGTCGTACTTTCTTACGCCTAACATTTTTTCTTTATCTTTCATGTTCCAATCCTCCTATGCTTACTTAGTTGTATACTTGACATATCCCAATTAATCGAGGTATATAGTTATGCTTTATAAACGTGCTGAAAAAATTTTGAAGAAACTACTATCATTCTCAGAAAAACCAAATTTAGCGTTTGAATTCAATCAAATAATTAAAGCCTCTTTAAAACGTATTTCTGGTGATAAATTGGAGTCTGACTTAGAATTTTTAACCAAAGAAGGCTTAATTGGCTTTGTTGGCATTAACTCCTATCAGGCAATTTATGTTACAAATTCCGGTTACACCTACTTTGATGAAAAACACAGTATGAATAAAACGATACACCGGACAGAACTAAGGGTTCACATGCTATACCCGTCTATAGTTGCATTCATAACATTTTTGGTTGGCTTCTTTCTAGGACATATGACCAAGTAAGAAACCAATTGTCATAAATAGAGTTCCTATCGCCGTGTTTAAAATAGGCTGCATATTACTGTCAAAGTACTGATGTAGTTTGCTTTTTTTCATGCAACTTGCCTCCTATACTGGCTGTTCAACTAATGGCATGATTCCCTTTGATTTTAAAAAGTCGTATAAGAACTTTTGCCCCGCTTGCGTCCACTTCATCGTGTTACGTACCTGCTTGATGCCATCGCTATTCGTATACTCGTATGGTTCAACGTGCGTATAGCCTTCGTCTTGATACTTCGCGTACAATAGCCACGTTTTCCCTTGCTTGTATTGAATGCCTAAGCCATGTAGCAACTTGTTGAACTCACGTGTTGAGTAACCGTAGTTCTTAGCAATCATTGAGATTGTTTCCAGTCCCTTGTTGGCTAACATGCTATCGGTGTAATCCGCCTTAGGCTTCAACTCCTGGATAACTAAGTCCTTTTGTTTGAGCTGGCTACCTGCCTTCAATAGCAAGTCGCCTAACGCATTCTTATCGTGTGTAATGTCGTAGGCAGTCTGATCAGTCATGTAAATGCCGTTTTTGCGAATGGACGGCAGCACCTCACTAGTTACCCAGTGACGAAAACGTTTAGCCCGCATCCGGATTTCTTGGTTATGTCCCTGACGGCTAGCATCGAAGATCAGATCATAAAGTCCTGATTCATTAATCATAATCATTAGCCGTTTTTGACCTGAGGTCGCAACTTGCGCCTTCAGCTTATCCTCGTCATTAACGTGCTTTGCCAGAGCATCCTTGGTATTTTTATATCCCAACAGAGTGGCGACATTCTTTCCAACAAGATATGGTTCGCCATCAATTAAAATAGTTTGAACGTTCATTCCTTCAAAATTAAATAGTTCAACTTCATTCATTTAAATCACTTCCTTATGTCGCAACAACGCGACTTTCTTTGTTAAAAAAATATCGATAACTTCTTGATCACTCAGCGGGATAAAATCGCGCATTTTGAAAATCTCTTCTGCCGTAAATCGATTTCCACCCTCACTGATTTTTCTATAGAAGGTACTGCGATTAATCTTTAACGCTGTTGCCACTTCATCTTGTGTTACATGACGCTCTACTAACAGCCCACGCAAACGGTCCATATTCATGTTCAGCATTTTCTCTCCTCCCCGTTAGTCGCATTTATGCGACTTGATGTATTAAGCATATATCCTAAGGTTGAGTTTGTCAACAAATAAATCGCAAAGATGCGACATGTTTGTGTTGCATTTTTGCGACACTGGTATATACTTTATTTATATATATGAGGAGGCGTTGTTATGAACGTTGGCGAAAGAATGAAAAATATCCGTAAAAAGAAAGGCATAAATGCGGACCAACTTGCAGCAGAAATCGGTGTCTCCCGTTCAACTATCTTTCGATACGAAAAAGGCGATATAGAGAAGGTTCCAGTAGATGTCGTGTCTAAAGTTGCGGATGCATTAAATGTTGATCTTACTTATTTAATGGGATTAAAGCCAGATGAAATAACTGGTGAGATAAATAAAGTAGTTACGTCGCTTCACCACGACAGACAGAAAAAAGTACTCGCATATGCTCAAGAGCAACTCACCGATCAGATAAGTATTATGGATGGTCCCGAAACATTAGCCGCTCACCAAGCTGATCCAAATCATAAAATTAACGATCAAGAGGCCAAAGAGATTGGAGATTATCTCGATGGCGAAATTGATAAATATAATAGTGATAAATAAGGTGATTTTGTGGGATTGAGTAAATTAGAGGAATTGGAAATTACGTACGCGCAATACGTTACCATTATTGAGCAAGTCGGTCTTAAAAAGAAAACCGGTCTTTACGGTGCTTACCGCACTCGCAAGGGTAAACCGTATCTTTTTCTGGAACCTGATCAACCAGAGGCTGATAAAGAAGTAATTCTACGTGAAGAATTTATGCATTTTCTGACATCAGTTGGGGTCATAGTTAACCAGAAACAGTTAGATCATCGTAAACAGGAATTACTTGCCAGAAGATTGGCCTATAAATCAGCTATCTCAATGGATGACCTAATCAGGTGCTATGATTTGGGATTACAAACTACTTACGAGGTTGCATCCGAGCTAGAATTACCAGAGGATTTCGTAAAAAATGCAATTGAGTACTTTAAAACACAGATTTCAGATGGGGATACTTATAAGGGATACCAAATTCATGTTGCTAGCACAATCTCTTTCACTAAAAATCAGGAAAAGTACTTAGTAATATGAAAGTTAACTGTATTAGGAGGAAAATGCAGTTTGAAATATGCACATAAAACATACGAACTACTAATCGGAATATTAGCTTTATTTTCTGTAGCAATCACTATATTTGATTTTTCTGGAGTTATTGACTTGAATAGCACTCCATGGAATTTTGTTGACAACGGAATACTAATTATTTTCACTTTGGATTACGTAACTAGATTTATCGAGGCTACAGACAAAAAACACTTCTTTAAACACAATATTTTCGATCTGCTGGCGATAATACCGTTTAATTCAATGTTTGCTTTATTCAGGTTTTCAAGAATGTTCCGAGTCCTACGATTATTCAAACTATTTAAGTTTGTTAGACTTATTGGATTTATTGGTAAAGCGCAATCTAAACTAAAAAAGTTCTCCCAAATAAACGGCTTTATATACTTACTGTGGGTGTGCCTAGCGATTTTGTTCATTTCAGCTACGCTGTATTCGATAGCGGAAAATGTTTCTTGGGGAGACGCAATGTGGTGGGCAATTGTTACATCTACGACTGTCGGCTACGGTGATATTTCACCACACACATTAGTAGGAAAATTTGCTGCGGTTTTGCTTATGTTAATTGGTGTTGGCTTCATTGGTATATTGACTAGCACTATCACTAGTTACTTCGCCAAAGAAGATAATTCTAACTTTGATAAATTATATGCTGAAATCAAAAGATTAGAAGCACAAAACGAAGCTATCCAAGCAAAACTTAAAACGTTGGAAAACAAACAGGGGGATAAATAATCATGGCATTAATTGGATTTACTATTATCATTGGATGGTTAGTATATAAATTTTTCACTAAATGGCTATGGTGGTTCATTGGATTTGGAACATTAGTGAACGTGATTGCTTGGTTTGAGGCATGTGGTTGGATTGTCTTTATGATTGGATGTTTTGCACTGGCAATTGCCTTATTTGCTCTTGCTATTCGCAACTATCGTGTTCAACACCAAAGTAAGTAGTGCTTCCGCTTGCTACCAGCCATATTTATCAGGGCAAAAAAGTTGTCGTATATTTCATTACTGAATCGGGGTAAAGCCATGGAATTGCATGTAGGAGACTACAACGAGCACGTGTTCAATATTAATGTTGTAGTAGGTATCATTTTCTTTATAGTGTTAGTCGTCATGTTAGTTTACTGGACCCACAAGCGAAAGTAGCACCCTAGCCCACTACAAGCCTAGCGGGCAACATGCGAGCGTAGTTCAACGGCAGAACAGAGTTCGTCTAGGAGCCCCCACTCTTAAAAAAATCACGCAGGTTCGACCCCTGCCGCTCGCTTATATCGTCTCTCCCCCAAAATAGAAACGAGGTAATGAATATGGGGAAAATATATACAGACGTTTATAATATCAAGCACGAGAATTGTATAATTGTCAATACTCTACATTCTTTTCAACGTATTTTTATTATTGAAGATGCTCACGGTTCTAGGTTTACTTGTTTAAAGGATGACCCCCCTATGTTGAACAAATCAAATACCCATTGGAAACATGCTAGCCCCAAAGACGCCCCCGAAGATTATGCTGTACCTTATAACAAGCGAAATTAATTTTGATATCTAAAATAACGAGACATCAGATAAGAAGTTGGTGTCCCTTTATGCGAGCGTAGTTCAATGGTAGAACACTATGTTCCTTCTCTCTCACTAATACTATTATGTAGGTTCGACTCCTACCGCTCGCATTGTACATTAATAGTCAATAATTATGGAGGCACCTATGAATATTGATATCACAAAACTATTAGATTGGGTATTGATAGTACTATCTCTTTACTTAGTTGTGGATACACTTCTGCAAACAAATCATAACAACCCCTACAACATGTTTATAATAACCCTCAAATTAATAGTTGCCATCATCGTGGGATTGTTTGGTATGTACACAACTTTTTACAACATCTATTGAAACTTATGTTAACATGCGAGCGTAGTTCAACGGTAGAACAACAAAAGTCATACATGGTTCCCTGCTTTCAACAAGCATCACGTAGGTCCGACTCCTGCCGCTCGCGTTGACCAAATACTGATGTCATTAAAAGCTGACTTGTTTGGGGGTGATTAATATGACATATTTTGATCCTGACGAAATACTTCAAACAAAAGAAGAAGCTTTAGATTACATGGAAGTGCATGGCATTATGACAGATGCCACCTTTCCAAAGCTTAATGATACGGGAAACACTGATAAACACATGGCTCCTGTTTACAAATATCTTAGAGAAAATGGTATGTATATACTTCACACTGGTTTCTATGATAGAACATTTAATTTTGGTGCAATATACTTTATGTTTGATGCAAATCGCTTTGATTATCAAACTGCACCAGCTGAAGTTAAGAAGATTTTGAAAATTTGGTCAAAGTTTCAATCTAATTAAACTAAAAAGCACATCCCTTCCCGCCAAGAAGTAAGATGTGCTAACACAAAAGATATAGTGGATTACTCCGCTCTTTTTACATACATAATATTATCACAACTAAGGAGGTGATGCCTGCAAGTCCTTAAAATTCTACCCGCCTAGGTGAAATTTAAGGAGGAAATATAAATGGCAAGTATTAAAAAGAAAAATGGCAAATGGGCTGTTCGCGTTAGTTACTATGATGAATTTGGCAAACGGCACTTTAAAAATAAGAGTGGCTTTTCTCGTAAAAAAGAAGCTGAACAGTGGGCCACTAAATTGGAGCAAGCTAAGTTTGACCAATCCATAGGGAAGGCTGATACAACAACAATCTTTACAGATTACTACGAGAAATGGTTAGAAACCTATAAATTTGGCAAAGTTGCCCGAATTACAGAACAAGAATATCGATATACTCTTCGTCAAATTACTGAGTTACTACCCAACGTTCAACTATTGTCAATGACAAGGTTACGTTATCAACAATTTATCAATGAATTTGTGTACGGTAATGCCAAGCAACGTGCACAGCGACAACTGACAGATGATCAACCATATCATAGCAAGTCATCCGTTGAAAAATTGCATGGTCACATTCATGCTGCAATTATCGATGCCGTAGCTGATAATTTAATAAAGACCGATTTCTGCTTACATGTTGAATTAGGTGGTCACTCTGGTAAATCAGCACAACTAAAATATCTTGACGCGAAAGACATGCAAACACTAGCCGCTGAGGTCAATAAAAATATCAAGCTAATTTCTACTGGAAAATCAATGATCTACACCGGCCTACTAACTGGTATGCGAGTAGCCGAAGTTTCTGCGCTCACTTGGACTGATATCGATTGGCAAAATAAGACTATCCGCGTTAATAAGTCATGGGATTATGTTTATGGTCAAAAATTCAAGAAAACCAAAACTGAATCGAGTATTCGGACAATAACCGTAACTGACGATCTTTTAAATCATCTTAAGACGCTACACGCTTTACAGATGGCAGCTAAATTGGACAACCCAGATCATTTAGTTTTCATGAACAAGCGTGGTCGTATTCCCTCTCCAGGAGCATGTGATAACCTGCTTAAAAAATACTCCGACTCATTGGGGATTAAACGGATTAGCTTTCACGGGTTGCGGCACACCCACGCTAGTTACCTGCTCTACTGTGGCGTGAAGATGGAATACATTTCCAAACGGTTAGGCCATAAGAACAGTTCCATCACTCGTAACGTCTATGCTCATATGATTAAAGAAGACCAGCGACAGGAAGACAAACGGACCTTAAAAGCCCTCTCTCAGGTCAACTAA